CACATGGTTGCTGTGAGAATCGCGGCATCATGGCACACAGTAGTTTAACGCAGACTACAGTATTAAAAGGTGCGTTTAAAGATGATGGTAATACAAAGAAAGAATTTTTTGACAATATTAAATTACAACAGGAGTTTGCCCCAAGATGAGTAACCTAAAACAACTAGCAACAACATATTTTGAAATGTTCAGTAATAAAGATCTAACTGGTCTATCTGATATATTCACCGACGATGTTAACCTACGTGATTGGGAAAGATCAGCAGCTGGTAAAGTTGGTATGTTAGCCGCAAATAAAGATATATTTGATGCTGTCAATACCATCGTTGTCACACCAGTATCATTATACGAGGAAAATAGCACGGTGGTAGCAGAGATTGAAATATTAGTTAATAACGAAATCAAATTACTTGTCATTGACGTGATCAAATTTGAAAACGATAAGATTTCTAGCATTGTGGCCTATAAAGGATACTAATGAAAAAGTTATATGTAGATGATCAACAGATCCGTGAATACGTCAATAAAATCTCATATCAGATGTATAAAGACAATTGGCGTCCAGACTATATCGTTGGTCTGACCCGCGGAGGACTTGTTCCCGCGGTATACATGAGTCATATGTTAGATATTCCTATGGAAACATTAAAAGTATCCCTACGTGATGGTGCCGGTGGCGAAAGCAACTGCTGGATGGCCGAAGATGCCTTTGGTTATATTAGTGCTAGTAAAATTCCCAGACCCAAAGATGAACCCACCAGTGATCCAGAACTGCGTAAAAACATCTTGATCTTAGATGACATCAACGATACAGGTGCTACACTTGATTGGATCATCGAAGATTGGCAAGGTATTAATCTACCCAATGACACAGCCTGGGCAGACGTCTGGGGCAACAATGTTCGCTTTGCTGTGCTATTTGATAATTTGTCTAGTAAGTTTAGCCGCAAGGTCAACTACAGTGCTGTAGAGATAAACAAAGCCGAAGAAGATGTCTGGATCGTTTACCCATGGGAGAGATAGGTTGAATTTTTTTACAAAACATAGTAAACTAATAGGATGGCTGGCTAATATCATTACCGTTGTTGGGGTGGTGTTTACCAGTTTTGATGTGTATCCACTCAACATTATTATACTGTCCGTTGCCTGTTTGTTTTGGATAGTCACTGGTATTGTTTGGAAGAAACCAGAACTATGGACATTGAATGCCATAATATTATTCATATATTTTTATGGGTTAATTAGATGAGTAAACTTAAAGTCAGTGAAATATTCTATTCAGCACAAGGTGAAGGACGCTTCATTGGTGTTCCTAGTGTGTTCTTAAGAACCTTTGGTTGTAACTTTACCTGTGGTGGATTTGGTATGAGTGATCGCACACAGATGAGCACAGAACGCGAGTTTATTGATCCTACAAAATATCGTATATACGAAGAACTACCATTGGTCAATACAGGCTGTGATAGTTATGCGTCATGGGATCCTCGTTTTAAAAACTTCAGTCCATTATTAACTACTGATGCTGTAGTCGAGCGCATGCTAGACCTAGTTCCCAGCAACAGTTGGATCATGCCCAATGGTAATGATACTCATTTGGTTATCACTGGTGGTGAACCGTTGCTAGGCTGGCAACGTGCTTACCCAGACTTGTTAGCTCATCCAGATATGTATAATCTAAAGAACTTAACATTTGAAACTAACGGCACTCAAGAACTACATGAAGACTTTGTTACATATCTTAAAGTATGGAAACGTGCAGGACGCGAGATCACATTCAGTGTCAGTGCTAAACTAAGCGCGAGTGGTGAAACGTGGACAGATGCAATTAAACCTGAGATTGTTAAGAGCTATGAGCGTGTCGGCACTGCATATCTTAAATTTGTAGTTGAAAAACCCACGGACTTTGATGAAGTAGATCGTGCAGTATCAGAATACAGGAAGGCCAAGTTCAAAGGTGTTATATACATTATGCCAGTAGGCGGTGTGGTTAAAGTCTATGATGGTAATAAGTTTAATGTAGCTGATGAGGCCATGCGCAGAGGGTATTATTACAGTCCGCGACTTCACGTAGACCTTTGGGGAAATTCGTGGGGCAAATAAAAGAAACACAAAAACGGACTGTAGTCCGTATGATAACTTACCGTATTACGGCGTGGTTATTTACAATCTTTTGGACTTGGCTACTACTAGGTGATATAGCGAAATCAACAGGATTTGCTACAACCTTACATCTATTATTAAGTATTGATTATTATATACACGAACGTATATGGTTAAAAATTAAATGGGGAACTGAATGAGTTATTTGTTTACAAGCGAAAGTGTTAGTGAAGGACATCCAGATAAAGTAGCAGACGCTATCAGTGATGCGGTATTAGATTTAATGATGCGTGAGCAGAATACTGCCTATCGTTGTGCTTGCGAAACATTAGTAACTACTAATCAAGTAGTCCTAGCTGGTGAATACAAAGGTATTTACAATCATCTAGAAGTTGAAAATGCTGTGCGTCGTGTTATCCGTGACATCGGTTATGAGCAAGAGGGGTTCCATTGGGAGACCGTAGATATTAAAAATCTCATGCATGGACAAAGCGCAGACATTGCTCTGGGCACAGACACATTTGGTGCTGGTGATCAAGGACTTATGTTTGGTTATGCTACAAATAAAACACCAAACTATATGCCGCCAACAATTTACTACAGTCACAAGATCGTAGAAGCATTGACAAAGTTACGTAAAGAGGGTGCTCGTTGGTTAGGCCCTGATGCCAAGTCACAGGTAACATTAAAGTTCAACGATGATCATTCTGTTAGTCATGCCGCTAAGATTGTCTGCTCAACGCAACATTCAGCAGATACAGATATTGCTACTGTGCGTGCTAATGTAGAAAACATTATTAGAACTATCTTACCTGTAGAACTTATTACTAGTGAAACAGAATTTTTAATCAACCCAACTGGTCGTTTTGTTATCGGTGGTCCAGATGGTGATACCGGTCTGACAGGACGTAAGATTATCGTAGATACCTACGGTGGTAGTTGCCCGCATGGTGGTGGTGCATTCTCAGGTAAGGATCCTACTAAGGTAGATCGTAGTGCGGCTTATATGGCACGTTACCTAGCTAAGAACATCGTAGCCAGCGGCAAGGCATCATATGCTACTGTCCAACTTGCTTATGCCATTGGTGTAGAACAACCTATGAGTGTTTATGTTGACAGCGACAGAAACAATTTTGAGCTTACAACGTGGATAACTACTAATGTAGATCTAACTCCTAGAGGTATCATTAATAGATTTGATCTATTCCGTCCTATTTACAGTAGCACAACTAACTATGGGCACTTTGGTAAAGATGGATTGCCATGGGAAGAGTTAGATTTATTCAAGGACTAATATGATAAAGAAATTAATCAATAAGTTATTTGGCACTAAACCTGAAGAGCCGGTTATTAAGAGCCAAAAATCTAAAAAAACACCAAAAGAACTAGCTACTGATGCTGGCGAACCTTGGGTAGAAGTCGTTGGTATGGAGCTCGATAAAGATAATCCAGGCGCAGGCGCTTTTGAGTTGGATTGGAATGATAAATTTGTAGCCAATTTGATCCGTGCCGGTTATCAAGGTAAAACAGATCAGGACCTAGTAGATAATTGGTTCCGCAGTGTTTGCCAAAATGTGGTCCTAGAAAACTACGAACAAGAGCAAGCGGATCCAGACAATCGTCCAAGTAACCGCCGTGATCTGGGCAACGGCAGAACGGAAGTAAGTTGATCTTGTATGTCAATGGTGATAGCCACAGTGCAGGGGCTGAAGCTGTTAACCAGTATTGTTTTGCAGACGAAGATATCAACTATCGACATCTAGGAAAGACCCATCACCCAGATAATTTAAAAGCCAGTTACGGTCAAGTCTTGGCTGATAATCTAGAGTATGGATTGATATGTGATGCAGAAAGCGGCTCCAGCAACACTCGTATTTTAAGAACCACATACTCATATTTAGAAAAAACAACACCCGATTTAATTGTCATAGGATGGGCTACCTGGGAACGAGAAGAGTGGATGTTTGGTGACAAATATTATCAATTCAGTGCCGGTATGAACTCTGCAAACTTACCAAAAGACATAGCAGAAATATATAAAAAGTGGGTCATTACCCGAACTCAACAACATATATATTGTAAATATTGGCAAGAACGTATTTGGCAACTACACCAAGATTTAATATCAAAACAAATACCCCATTTATTTTTTAATACTTTTTCCAATTTACTGTCTTTCAAAGAAGGTGCAATACCTTGTGGTTCCGAAGTAACCCGATTGGATTGGGGATATTCATATTTGGACCCTTACTCGCAACAAGGAACATACTGGAATTGGTTAAGTGAACTAGGGTATCAAACCGTCAATAAAAATAGTTTTCATTTTGGTGCCGATGCTCATCAAGCATGGGCAAATCACTTGACAAAAATCATAAAAGAAAGTATAATGATTAAATGAGATATCTATTAGTCGACACAGCAAACACATTTTTTAGAGCAAGACATTCAGCACATCGCCAAAGTGACACTTGGGACAAGCTGGGTTTTGCTATCCACGTGACACTAGCATCAATTAATAAAAGTTGGCGTGATCAAAAAGCAGATCATGTTATATTCTGTTTAGAAGGGCGCAGTTGGCGCAAAGACTTCTATGAACCTTATAAGAAAAATCGTAGCGTAGCACGTGCGGCTCTTACCGAAAGCGAAGCAGAAGAAGATAAGTTATTTTGGGAAACCTTTGATAACTTAAAAACATTTGTCGCAGAAAAAACTAACTGTAGCGTTCTTCAACACGGTGAATTGGAAGCTGATGATTTAATTGCAGGGTGGATACAAAGTCACCCAGATGATCATCACACTATCATATCCAGTGACACGGACTTCTATCAACTACTAGCAGACAACGTGAATCAATACAATGGTATCAGCGATGAGCTCCATACCTTAAAAGGTATCTTTGACAAGAAAGGTAAACCTGTCATTGATAAGAAAACTAAAGAACCTAAGAAGATCCCTAACCCACAGTTTATACTTTTTGAAAAGTGTATGCGTGGTGATCCTACAGACAATGTATTTTCCGCATTTCCAGGCGTGCGCACCAAAGGCAGTAAGAACAAAGTTGGTCTCGAAGAAGCCTACAGTGACAAAGATAAGAAAGGTTATAA